AGCAACCCAAAGTCGATTGCCAGAATACGCCATCCAAAAACCAACTGGAATTTCCACATCTTGAACTCCAGTGGTATTTGATCCGTCCCAATAAACAGGAGCATTTACTCCATCTTGGATGAACAATACGCGATGTGAAGGAGTAACTGAAACATCACCACCAGTCGAAATGTTTGCGGATTTAGTTGCGAGTGTGAAACAAAATTGTGAAACATTTGGATCAAGCAAAACATTGGTCAATTGGAATGGTTTCCAATCTTGAGGTTGAGTAAGTGGGAATGGACTCCAATAAACCTTGCCGTTTACAGCAAATACAATGTATTGCAACTCATCCGCTTCAACTCCTTCGCCATTTGTTCCGTAAATTTGCGTAGATGTTGTAGCATCTGCTGCTTTGAATTGCTTGTTTGCAAGAAACAAAATTCCGCCTTGAAAATTGCCCGGAGGCAATGACAAACGCATGGATTGTCCCGGTCTTGTCTGCGCGATACCACCTCTAAATTGGCAATTTACTGCCCATTTAACTTGATTTTCTGGCAATGCCCACGGATTACGAACAGAGTTTACGCCTTGAGTCCAACCAGCAGTTGTTTTTACTTGCCGTCCAGAAGTAATTTGAGGTGATTTCATTTTACCACATTACAGGGTCAGCTCCATCTCCTTCCGCATAACAAACGGAATTAATTTGAGGAACTGCCATAGCATGACCATCAATTGATTCTTGTTGATTTTTGAGGTATCCAAACGCAATCTGCCAGTAGCGCATAGCTTGATCTGCAAAATCCTTGTCTTCCAAGTCAACTGCGTGAACAGCAGCAATAATGGCGCGTTCTTGCTCAAGCGGAATATAATCATACACGCTTGTAATGCTTGGATTAGTCACCTTGTAAATAATCCTTGCCCATGCACAAGGCTTGCCAATGCGGATTCGGCGATATTGCGGATTGATTTCGGTTGGATGATATTGACCGATCAGCGTCATGTCATTACTGCGTCCGTAATCCCATGCGTAAAGGCTAACGTATCCATCCGTAATAGGCTTTTCAATGTGTGCAACGCTCTTTACAAAGATTGGATCGGAAATTGCATCAACAAAAAATGTGGATGACACAGAATTGCCTGTTGTCGTGTATGTCCTGCGTCCTGTTGTCGAAGTCAAATTACGCGAATGAGCAAGCGTGTCGTAAAGCTCGAAAGAATTGTTGTCAATACGACGAACATAGTAATTCGTGTTTGGCAACAATCCAGTTGGCAACGTGTCTCCTTCTTTTGCGCGGGCTACAAGCAGTGTCCCTGTCTCGTAGAGCGAAGCATCAGCAACAATGTTGTTAGATGGTTGAACTGTAACATTGCGGATAATGTCAAGGCTCAACTGACCATTTCCTGTGGATGTCAAAACAACTGGAGACGCGCCATTATAAACGCGCACAGAGTCACCAATAATTTTGATCGTGTAATTGGTCAATGCAACCAAAGGGGTTGGAAATGTTCCAGATGAGCTAAATTGAACAACTTGATCTTCAGTCAAGTATGCCGTATTTACAGGTTTAATCAGATTTGAGTCAACAGATGGAGAAACCTGCGTCCGAATAGCGTAATATGTTTGACCAGTTCCGAAAGAATCAATGTTGATAAGCGTTGTTAGTCCAACATTTGAATATGCTTTTGCAAGCGTATTTGATGCAACACTCAAATAAAATGGAGTTACACTATTATCAATTGCAGGAGATGTCGTTGGAAGGATATAATCAGTTCCAAAATAAATTTGTTGTCCACTTGTCAAACTTGTAAAATCACCCAACCAATTATTTGTGAAATCAACTCCAAATGCTCGTGAAATAACAACATAAAATGTTCCTGTTCCAGCAGAAGTAATGTTTACATCACTAAAATCTGTGTTTTGAACAGTAAATGTTCCAGTAACACCATTAAGCGGAGTTTCTGCACGATATGCAGTTCCAGAAACAAGAGGTGATGGCAATGTGCCTGTAGATGAAAAATTTACAAATACACCAGTTGACGGACTTAATGTTATGTTTGGATTTGAGGAATACCCTGTTCCTGTAGTAACAACGTTAAGTTGTGTTACTTGACCAGTTAGCGAATCAACAACAGCAGTTGCTGTTGCCCCAGTTCCTCCACCACCAGTAATTTTTACCTCTGGAGGATCAATGTATCCAGAACCTCCATTTATCTTATTAAATCCAGCAATAAATGTTGTTGTAATTGTTGCAACAGCAACCGCTGCTCCCGATCCAAATGTAATTGATGGTGCTGTTTGATAGCCAAATCCTGCATCTGTAATAACAACATTTGTAACAACTCCAGATACAATTATTGCATATCCAGTTGCTTGTCTAACTACAATTGTGCTTCCAGAAGGTGGGTCTGGAGGCAATGAAAAAGTTACATCTGGAGCAACTGCATAACCAGAACCTCCGCTTGTAATTCTAACAGATGTTACAGAACCAACTCGTATGGCTTGGAATTGCGCTCCAGAACCAGATGGAGTTGCAATATTAAGTCCCGGCGCGGTAATTTGACTTTCTGTGCCTACTTTTGATGTGGCTTGAATTAGCTTGACAAGCGAGTTTGTTCCCGATCCAGAAGTTGTAATCTTGATTGGATTCACGAAGTTTGTCGGAGTTGATGCAGCAGCATCAGCTTGGTTTTCGTGCAATGACACTGAAAAATTATCAATGACATTTACAAAGTAATTCTGATTTGCAATGAGCGGTTGTGGCAATACGCCTCCAGCAGTAAATGCCTGCACTTGGTCGCCATCGCTGAAGTAATGCCGAACGCTGAAAACAAGTTTTGTCTCTGGAACAATTGCTTTGCGAATATCAATGTCAATTGGCGACATTGAACCTGTTGTGTAAATTGGATTGCTATTACTCTTCGCATCAGAAAGCGAACTAAAGATGTTCAAATTCAGCGAATCTATCGGTTGTGCAAAGTATGTTTTCTTTTGTTCTAATGGCGCAGGAAGCGGCAATGTTGGAAAAACAACCTCGTTAGGCGAGTCAATTGCAAACGATGGAGCAGATGCAAATTCCAACGAAGTTACAACTTGAGCATTACGCTGGTCGCGCAATTGCATTGAACCAAATCCAACTATGCTTGAAAGCGCGATTGGGTATTGCAATGCTTCAGCGTTTAGCGAATCGCTGAAAAGCTGGACTGTAACTGCGTCAATAACTCCAACATAATATGTTTGCCCATCGTTTAGCGGCACTGGAATTGTGCCTGTAAGCACCCTTGCAGACATTCCTTGACCAGATGTCAATCCATGTGGAGTTGTTGTTGTGAAATCAGTAATTGGATCAATGGCAACATTACGGGTCGCAATCGTTGCATCATCTGGCGCAATAGTTCCATATTGGAAATCTTGCTGCGAGTGAATTGGAATGAGAAGACCATCCACTCCCATTCCGTTTGGCATTTGCGAGCGAAGATTGCGATTGTTTTGATCGGTTCCAAGAACGCGAATTTTCTTGCCAACATCATTGTTGCTTTCAGCAACCGCAATAAGTTGCGAAGGCTGAATGATGTCCATCAGCGTTGCTACATAGCCTCGATCATCCCATGCCCACTGAACAGGTGAGAACATTCCTCCTTTGTTTACATGGTACTGGAAAAGCCGATTTCGGAAGTAGACAGGACTGCCGTCCACATTAATTGCCAAAGGTGTGTCAACGCCACGAGGAAGCGTTACACTGCACCCATCCCATCCAGTGCAGATATCGACCTCGGCAGTCGAATGAGACCAATGCCCAGACTCCATTAGAGTTTGAACTGCCTGCGAAATTTTTCGGAAGACCTTTTCGTTAATCGTCGTTCCTAAAATTTCCGCGCATTCCTCGAAAATTTGGGATACGAACATATTTAAGCGCGAGTACGAGCAGAAAGTTCTTTTGCGAACATATCGAGGTCAGCCATGTCTGCTGCCTCTTCGGCCTTTGGTGCTGCTTCTTCTGCTCCTGCTGCTTCCTGCATATCCACTGACGAGGACATTGCAGAAAGTGCGGAAGCGAGTTCCTGAACCAACGAATTAAGGTTGTCAAATTGCGACTTGCTAATTGTCATGGTAACATCTCCTTCAGGAGGAGTCATCATTTCAGTTTCCATTTCGGGTGTAGGCATTTCTGCCATATCGGGTGTCATTGCCATAATTTTAATCTTCCTCTTCTTCAGC